ATCCATGTCTCAAGTTCAGGAAGAGAGCATATAGGTAGAAATGCTAAAGATGGAGCGCGGCCCTGTACAGAATCAAGTAGAATTTGCCTTTTTAGATTAGAAGTAAAGATATGCTGCTCATGCAAATTTATTGATTTAAAATCCTTAGAGTCACGCCCAAGTTCAATCTCTTCTGGGCGCCAGAAGAATGACAATTGCTTTTCAGTCAGTTTTTCAAACTGAGGATACTTTACTGACTCGTATCTAGCAATATTAACCGGTTCTCCAAAAAAAGCCGGTTGATTTATATGGTTCACTTTATTAGTTTTAAATACTGACATTACAACTTACATGACTCACAATCTTCTTCATCTTCTTCACCTTTAGCTAGTGGAACATCAATCTCACCAGCTCCATCATTTGTATTAAAATAGTATAACTGCTTACCACCATATTTATAGAACATCAAAAGATGCTTAAGCATTTCAGACATAGGAATCTTTTCCTCATCATAAAATTTAGGATTATAAGATGTATTGACTGAAATACCTTGGTCAACAAATTTCTGTAGAACGGCGCAAATCTTTAGATAACCTTCTGGAGACTTTTGATCCCATAGCAGTTCATACTTATTCTTTAAAATACGAATACCAGGAACTACTTGCTTTAGAACACCATCCTTAGATTGTTTTACAGAAACTAAACTACGTGGTGGCTCAATACCATTTGTAGAATTAGATATCTGTGCAGATGTTTCTGCTGGCATTAGAGCCATTAGAGTAGAATTCCTAATACCATAAGAAGTAGCATATCGACGAATATAATCCCAATCCATTTTATATACCGGAGCTACAAGATCATCAACTTCCTTTTTGTACGTATCAATAGGTAGTATAGCTTGACTATACTTTGTTTCATTAGACTTAATACACGCACCAGACTCAACTGCAAGATCAACTGATGCTTTAATTAAGTAATATGACCAAGCTTCAGTATATTCATGAATCAAATCTAGATTTGGATTAGAATAATTGGTATCATTTTTAGCCAACCAGTGTGCAAAATTAATAATACCAATGCCTAGAGGTCTACGATTCATAGTTCCAATTCTAGCTGCTTCAATTGGATAATTCTGATAATCAAGTAGTGCATCTAAAGCTCGAACTGCTAGAGTGCATGGTTTTTCAAAATCTGATGGTTTCTTAATTTTTCCCCAGTTTATTGCTGAAAGTGTACAAAGTGAGATTTCTCCATTTGTATCATTAACATCATTCAAAGGAGTTGTTGGTAGAGTAATCTCACAACAAAGATTTGACATTCTAATTGGTGCAAGTTCCTTAATAAAGGAGCCGTGATCATTAGCATTATCTACATTCATTAGATAAATACGTCCAGTATCTTTCCGTTCTTGCATGAATGATGAGAAGAGTTCAATAGCAGGAATAGACTTCTTTCGTAGTTTTGTTGAGCGTTCAGCCTTTTCGTATAGATCCCGGAACTTTTCTACATCTGTGAAGAAAGTATCGTAAAGTTCTGGAACATCGTTTGGTGAAAAGAGTGTGATATTTCCACCAGAGATAAGTCGTTCATATATCACCTTATTAAATTGTACAGCATAATCTAAATGACGAATTCGATTATCTTCTGTTCCTTTATTATTCTTTAGAACAAGAATATCTTCTACTTCTAAGTGCCAGATCGGATAATAGAGAGTAGCCGCTCCACCCCGTACCCCACCCTGAGAACAGCTCTTAACAGCAGATTGAAAAAGCTTATAAAAAGGAATAACGCCAGTATGACTAGCGTCTCCATCACGAATAGGAGAACCAACAGCACGAATTTTACCCGCGCCAATACCAATTCCAGCTTTTTGCGAAACATATTTGACAATTGATGAAGTAGTAGCATTGATTGAGTCCAGCGAGTCATCTGTCTCGATAAGAACGCAGGAACTAAATTGACGTTGCGGGGATCGAACTCCAGCCATGATAGGAGTAGGCAAGCTAATATCAAAAGTGCTAATTGCATCATAGAATTCCTTTACCCATTTTAAACGATCCTGCTTGTATTTAGAAAAAAGAGTCATAGCAATCAGCATGAAAGCCATTTGAGGTGTTTCATAAAACTTATTAGTAACACGATTCTTGATTAGATACTTACCACGAAACTGTTCCATAGCTGCATATGTAAGAAGATTGTCACGGTCATGATCAATAAATGAATCAATTTCATCAATTTCTTTAGCTGTATATAAACTCAGTATCTCTTTATCATAATAGCCTTCATTTTTAACTCTAATAATTTGGAATAGAAGGCCATGCGGTTTATATTGACCATAAACTTCCTTGCGAAGATTATAGTTGATTAGACGGCCAGCAACGTACTGATAGTTAGGAGCTTCCTCTGAGATAAGATCTGCTGCAGCTTTAATCAAAGTTTCTTGAATATCTATAGATTTCATATTATTATAAAACTGAATATGTGTTCTAATTTCTAGATCAGATACAGATACTCCAGTTACACCATCACAAGCATATGCTGCAACTTTGTGAAACTTATTAATATCTAATGGTTCCTTTAAACCATTTCTCTTAATTACATTAATCATGCATCTCTTTCTGAATTAAAATACTCTTCCAACATTGGAAAATGAGTAACAACAATATCTTTACATGTTTTAGCAATCAATCGATGTTCTTTTTGTGTTCCGTTATCTGTTCGTAGATCTATATAATGAATCCAAGAACGAAGCGTTCCAGACATATATAAAGTTGTTTCGGTTAGTCCTTCTGGAAGGATTGATCTAGCTTGTTCCTTAGCAATACCCATATTTAAAGCCCATTCATATACCATCTTCGAATGGTCAATAATAGTCTTTTGATGCATATTCCATTGTTCTTGTAATCGTCGATCTTCATTTTCAATAGAGTTTTGTCTATTCTTTGTGTCTTGCAAACGCGCTTCTCTATTTGAAATGAAGTTTTCTGATATAGCATATCGCTGAGAAAATTCTTGAAACGAAAAGGATCTATGCCGTAAAATTTGTCTAGATATATCTCTAGTAGTCTTAATCTCCATTACAATATGGACCATTTCAAAAGGAGACCAATGATTATTATTAATTAGATACTTAATAAGCTTTGGAGCAGTTTCTGAATTAGACTGATTTGCAGGATTAGATACTCTAGCAGCATACGCAACAAGACCTGCTGCATCAAAACATTCTGAATAAGCAGTCGGTTTAGTTATTCCAATCAAGTTTACAGTCATATTTTTTTCCATTCATTAAATTTTATAATACCAAGCATACCATTATATGTATTGTTATTAATAATGTCTACTATTTGTTTTTGTAGCATTCCACCAAGAATCATATCATTAATATCTTTATATTTTAAAGTACTAGGCCAAATGCAAATATTGTAACCAGAATCAAGAATCTTCTTCATTCTTTTTACAATATCTAAGTTTCTTGGTTCATTATCGTATACAAATACAGAATTTGTGTTTATAACTTCCATATTTATATCTGCTCCGGCCATAGCAATTGCATTTGGAAGAAATAATGAATCAATAGGTCCTTCAACAATATAATGTCTTTTTGAGAAATTGACTGTATCTAGACCAAATATTTTCTTATCTGGCTGAAGCATAATTGTAATATAACGAAGCTTATCATTAGGATCAAAACTCCGGCCTTGATACCCAAACATTTTTCCATTAGAATCAATAAATGGAATAATCAATCTAGGATTATTATTCTTTGTATCTAATTTTTGAGGAATTATACTATTAGTCCAAGAAGCAAACTTTGGACAATAAAATAATTTACTATGAGATATATTTGGTATCTTACGATTTAGTACATATAACTTAGCTGGATGGTTCCATTCTAACTGTGATATCTTTTTAAGTTTAAGAAGTGGAGATCCGGATTTAAGATAATCTAATCTCTTAAGAGGATTTGGTGTATCTAATTGCTTTGGATTCTTATCAGTATAAGTTTCCATTACGTATTCTTTATAAAGATTAGGTTCTATCTCACGCAAAAAAGATGCAACATTTCTTCCAGCGCCACAGTTAAAGCACTTGAAAATAATTGCATCTTGTTTTTGAAAGAATCCACCACGGGTCTTTAAAGAACTCTTTTTGCTGTCACCACAAATAGGACACCGAAAAGAAGCACAGTAGGGATTATATGTCTTAATCTTAAACCGCTCAAGTTTACTTGAGACAAGATTTGCATATTTTACATCTATCCAAATACTCATAGTATACCTTAATATTATTTCATATTTTATTATACTATATTATGATTTAATGTAAACTGCTATTTTAGTCATAGTCTAACTAAAATATTAATAATAAATCCAGATACAATAGATCCACCAACTATTAACCACGTCCATTTTTCCATAACCGAGATTCTTTTATCAAGACTTAGATGTTCATCAGTAGAAATATCTTTAAATATTTTTAGTTCATTTAATATATCTAAATTTTGTTTAGCGTGATAATCTAATTTTGTTTCATGAATTACTATTAATTTAGATATATTATTTGATACTTCTCCAAGTTTATCTATTGTAATATCTAAACGATCTACAAGCATTCCAACTTTAGCCATATCTTTTTCAAGATCTGTAACATCTTCTCTAATCTTTTGAATAGTTAATGCAGTTTGACTTATTGTTCCCATTAGAATAATCCAAATCTCTTTTTCTTTTTATCAGTCTCTTTATTATTAGAGTCTGAAATGGCTTTTTGATTATCTATTATCCATTGTTGTAAACTAGTTAATTGGTTTGCGTTTTGGATGCAGACTGAGTAGTTTCCGAGGATGGTGGCAAGGGCTTGATTGTCTTTAACTCCTGAGGCTGCCGCATCAGAACTTCCGGTGGTGTTGGCATTACCATTTGTGGCACTAGCATCGTGTGTGTACACCCAACCGTTAGAAAGCTCATACTGATTAGGCACAGAATTTTTTGCAGCATCAACATATACATATTCCTTTTCTTTTACAGTATTAATTTTATCAACATATTGCGTAACTACTTTATTACTTATTTCAGAATTCTGTTTTTCAAGATCTGCAATCTGTTTTTCTGATTCAGCCTGATAATTTGCTATAGCAATCTTAGAGCCTTCCTTACCCTTCATATAACCAAATCCAACAGCACCTAATATGATTGCTATTATAATTGATATTTTTACTGGAAAAGGAATCATGCTAAACATTATGTAAGCTTTCTAGTTACCATACCAATAACTGGAGACTTCTTTTTAGGGAATACTAGAACCGTCTTATCTGTATTATCTCCGGCACCAGATACACCAGCAGTACCAGTAGTTACAGCACCATCTTCCATAAATTGCGAAAATGATTTACGCTTATACGGCTTCTTATTACCTTTTTTTGCAGGAATTACTTTAGGTTTATTAAATTTAGGTGAGTTTTTTGCAATAGGATTTCGCATTAGATTTTATTAAGTACCTCTGTTATTTTTTTATCTGATATTACGTTTTCACTTTTTATTTCATAGGGTATAAATCCAATATTATTTATCTTTTCTGGCATATGTCCTAACCAATCAAGAAATGGTTTTAGATACTCATGAAAACCTTTAAGCTTAAAAAAAAGTATTCGGCTAGCATGAACCGGGCCGAATACATTACATAAAACTACAATATGATTTAATATCAATCGTTCTTTTAATTCACCTGATTCATAGTACTTATTGAATAATCTCTTAATATATTTAATTCTATTCAAATCATCATAAAATTCTTGCGTATCAAAACACTGTGGATTGTCATAATACTTTGCGCAATATAATAAAAAATTAGTCTCATCAAGTTTTTCAAGCATTATTTTTGGTGTTATATTCCTATAGCTGAATAATATACAGTTGCTGTAGTAGTATTACCAGTTCTAACATTAGCTGTAGTAGTATTAGCAGCTAAAATTTGAGTAGTATATGTTGCGTTATATGTTGCAGCATAAGGATCAGCACTTATATTATATAATGCAGAAAATGCTGTTGGGAATGTAATATTTCCAGCAGTAGTACTATTAGCTGATACTTGCCCCCACTGAAGTAATAGACCATTTGTTAGTCTACTATAACCATTAGTAGCAAGACTTGATGATCCAAGAGTCAAAGTATTTGAAGTTACAGTCATTACATTAGCTGTTACATTTCCAGTGACTGTATATCCACCTGTTGTTACATAGGTTGTAGCATTAGAATAAGCAGTAGCGGCATTACCGGTGATTTGCGCTTGAACTGTTGCTAAACTTGATCCACCA